ATAAAAGGCTTATGCATAAGAAACCAATATACACTATACCGCTTATCGAGGCGAGAATCAGAAAGGCAATGAAAGAACAGAAGACTTATTCTAAGCCGATGGATATTGCTATTTCGCTGGCTGCTGGTGCATACTATAGCTTTTTGATTGCGCGAGATGCTTTATCCGATGGCAAGGTTTCTCGCTACGAAATGACTAGGGAAAAGCATAAAAAGTATGTCGTTTTGCCTGAGTATTATGTAATGATTACGAGCGCAGAACTAACAAGAAAGTACTTGCGCGAGCTTCGATTAACAAGGGCTACCATAGAGGGCGAATCTACAGAAGACGATTTAACCGACTTGATGGATAAGGTAGAAAATATCAGGAACGATAAGCCTACAATGATAAAGAAAATGAAGAAAGATGTTGAGTAATAAAGAACTCATAAAGCTAAAGGCGAAGACTGCAAAAGAACTTCTTTCGATAGATGTACTTAGTTACAATCTAGTCGATACAGATTCTCGCCTGAATGATTATTCGTTTGAGGTTATAGAAAACACAGACGATCATAATCTTTATGAGCTTTTGGCATTGAAAAGATTCTTCTATTTACTAGACAAATACATTTTCAAATCTTTAGAAGTAAAGGCGTTCATCGTCTTTTATGAATCATTGAAATTTTCAGGACTGAAAGGACGCCGTCGATACAAAATGACACCGGTGCAAGTATTCCAATTTGCTAGCATATTAGGATTTTATTTAGATCAGGGCAAGCGGCTTATCCGCGATGCCTTGTTATTTGTTCCTAGAAAGTTTTCAAAAACGACATCCGTATCTGCTTTGGCTATAAATGATTTTTTGTTTGGAGATTCGAATGCACAGGCATATACGACAGCTAATAGCTATGAGCAAGCAAAGATATGCTTTGATGAAATAAGGGATATCCTTAAAACGTTAGATCACAGATTGAGCCATTTTAAAATAAATAGAGAGAAAATATACTGCAAAATAAAAGGCAGAAACTCATTTATAAGATGTTTGGCTAGTGAAGCGGACAAGTTGGATGGACTTAACGCGAGTTTGGTTATTGTCGATGAATTTTCACAAGCAAACGATGCTAAACTTAAGAATGTATTGACGTCTTCAATGGGTGCACGCGTCAACCCGCTAACAATAGTAATAACAACGGCTTCCGAGAAATTAGATACCCCTTTTGTGGATATGCTTTTATCGTATAAGAGTGTGCTTACAGGTGAAGCGGAAAACGACAGAATATTTGCAAGCATTTTCGAGCCGGATGTCGGCGATGCCGAAGACGATCCTCATACATGGCATAAAGTGCAGCCCCATCTAGGCATCACTGTACAACCTGATTATTACGAAGTGGAATATCAAAAGGCTCTTATGACAGCTGATAATATGCTCACATTTCGTACAAAACTGCTTAATATTTTCGTACAGAACTCGGATAAGATGTGGATTACCTCGGAAGAAATCGAGAAACTTTACAAAGACGTGAATATTGAGGGCTTAACGCATCTTTATGATACGATGGTGGCGGTCGATTTGTCCGTATGCGATGATTTTTCGGCTGTATCATACAACTTATATGACGATAATACACGCACTTTTCACGTCCATACCGATTATTATTTTCCAAAAGGCGCACTTATCGGGCATCCGAACAAGGATTTATACGAAAGATGGGCACATGACGGCTATCTAAATTTGCTTGATGGTGATGTGATTGATTATGATCAAATCGCTAAAGACATCATGAGCAAGGGCAAGCATGTGCGAATCCTCAAAATCGGCTACGATCCTTACAAATCTCCTGAATTTATAAATATGATCTCGGCACTTGGCGGAAAGAATTACCTCTCTGCTATAAAACAAACATACGGTGAATTTACCGGGTGCGTAGAGGCTTTTGAGATAGCCGAGAAGACGGGAAAAGTAAGTTTTAACCCTAACCCTATAAACGCGTACTGCTTTGGCAATGCAATTATGGATGAAGATAGATTAGAAAATCGAAAACCGATTAAGAAAAGCATGTCCCATAAAATCGACGGGGCTATTACTTGCCTTATGACATTCAAAGAATTTATAAACTACGAAAGATGAATATACTAGATTTATTTAGGAAAAAGAGAGAAGCCCCTCAAAAGGAAGAGGTAAATTCTCGAAGCGGTACTTACGTGCCTGTTTATTGGGGAAATTCCGAAACAATCGATTTTGGGCAACCTGATCCAATGAAAATTGCCGCGGTTTTCCGTTGCGTAGATGTACTAAGTGGATCAGTCGCCTCGCTAGCATTACAGGTGATGAGAAAAAAGATTGATCATTTCGTTGTAGACGAAGAAAATCCACTCAATACAGTGCTTACTATTTGCCCAAATTCTCGACTAACGGCTTTTGATTTAATAAAAAACGCTGTCTCTATGGCATTATTAGAGGGCAATTCGTACTTAATTCCTCGATACGGGAATGGGCAAATAAGCTCATTGATACTTTTATCTAAAAACTCAGTCACTTACGATAAAAATATAAACTCTTATTACGTTTCCGATACGGTGAATAACGTTTTTGGGTTGTTTGACGCGAGCGAAATAATTCATATCAGAAATGTAAGTTGCGATGGTGGATATACAGGAATGAGCACAATCAAATACGCTTCAATGGTGTTAGGTATAGCTTCGGCTGCTGACAGACAATCGAATGATATATTTCAGCCTGGCAGTACATCACGAGGTTTTATTTCAGGTGACGAAACAGTAACAAAAGGATTTGGAGAGGTTCAGAGCGATCAATTGAAAACAGTAGGAGATCGTGTAGAATCTGAATTAAAAAGTGGTAAAAAAATAATGTCTTTGCCCGGATCAATGAAATTCAATTCCTTGTCAATGTCACCGGCAGACTTACAACTATTAGACAGTAAGAAATTTACTGTACTAGAAATCTGCCGATTTTTCGGTGTTCACCCGGACAAAGTGTTTGCCGGACAATCTACGAACTACAAAGCTTCTAGTATGTCGCAAGTGTCTTATCTGACTGATACCCTACAGCCTATTTTAAGAAAGATTGAAAATGAGTTTACGATAAAGCTTATTCCTAGGAATCTCCGTTTGAAATATCGTATAAAATTCAACATGGACGACTACTATCAAACTGATCTTACCGCAAAATCTGATTATCAAATGAAAACAATTCAGAACGGAATCTACACGGTAAACGAGTGGAGAAAAAAAGAGGGCTTAGATGGTGTAGATGGCGGCGACCAAACTTTAGTATCATGCAACCTAGCTCCCATCAATTCAGCTAAAATAAAAGGTGAACAAATCTCTGCTCCGACGCAAAAATAAAAGTGTCACCAAAAACACAGGTAACGTAAGTAATAAAAAAGCATATGGCAAACGATAGTAAAAAATATGAGATAAGGAGCTTCGGAAATGAAGCCGCGCCGAAAATTTTGCGTTCGGCTGACGGGGCAATGACGCGCACTATTGAGGGATACGCAGTTGTATTTAACCAACGCTCGCAACTTCTATTTGATTGGAATAGCGGAAGCCCTGTTTTTGAAATAATTGATGCCGCTGCCGTAGACGATGTATTGTTGAGATCAGCGGATATACAGGCACTTTTAGAGCACAATATTAATAGGATGCTAGCGAGATCACGCAGTGGAGTTGGATCGCTTTCTCTTTCAGTCGACGAGCATGGAGTTAAATACAGTTTCGATGCTCCAAATACCGCCGATGGGGATTATGCGCTAGAAGAGATAAAACGGGGCGACTTGTTCGGTTCTTCTTTTGCCTATTTGACTGACGAAAACGTGAATGTTTCATACTCAAAAGACGGCGACAATCTTATTCGTACGGTCAAGAAAATAGATCAAATGTTTGACGTGTCAATCGTTTCTAATCCTGCCTATATGGGAACATCTGTTGAAGCGAGAAGTGTACAAAAAAGGTTTTTAGAAAATCCTCCGATTGATGACAAGAAGCTTGAAGAGGAAAAAATAAAAAAAGAGGCTTACGAAAGGTCTTTGGATGAACTAAGGAATTTATCAAAATTTTAAATTATAAAGATATGCCAAAAGCAACATTAACCCGCGAGCAACAAAGTGAGTTGCGAAAAATTTCAGACAGAACGGCTGAAATAAGAAATGAATTTCAGGACATGCACGATGTCATTGAAAAAGAAAAAAGAGGTCTTACTCCTGAAGAGGATGAAAAGAAAAAGGCACTTATTATCGAGCGCGAACAACTCGAATTAAGAGCTGCTAAAATAGAGAGTGGATGGATTGAGCCACGCGCAGAACAAAACAAACGTGAGGCATTCTCAAAAATCGTTAGGGCATTATGCAACGGTAATCAAGTCCCGGAAGAATATAAGTATTTGGGTGTACCAAATCAATCCTCTGCAATGGCAATACCTCTTAACGAGAGAAGTGTTCAAGATACGGCTTCGGTTGATCCATTAGTTCCCCTTACAATCGGAGATATCATTCTTCCTTTGGAAAAAGGATTAATCCTTAACAAGGTAGGTTGTAAAATTCAAACCGGTATGGTCGGAACATGGAATTTCCCCGTTGTCGCAGGCGTCGAGGCTACAATCGAAGATGAAAATGCGGAAATTAGCGATTCAGTAATCGATATTTCTAAAATTTCACCATCCCCAAAAAGATGTGCTTTGAAAATACCTGTATCAAATCGCGCCATCAACCAATCGAGTAATGCAATTCTTGATATTGTAAATACTCAAATTGCAGCAGGATTGCAACGCCTTTTGAACAAATGGATGTTTTCGCCGACATTGGTAACGGGTGCAAGTAACGGATGTTTTGTAAAAGACGCACCAACTTATGTGGCTGGAAGCTCTTTTACCTATAAAGATGCCATCAAATTACAGGGTATTGTATTAGCAACCGGCGTTCAAATGGACGGGACAGCGGCTTATGTATGCTCGGCTTCGACTTTAGCAGATTTAAAGTCTACACCTATTGCAAGCGGATCAGGTTTAATGATCGTTCAAGATGGGAAAATTGATGGCTACCCTGTATTTGTAACTGAATATATCGGTGACGGTAAATTGGGATTCGGGATTTTCAACTACGAAATGGTTGGTCAGTTCGGACCGATGATGCTCATTGTTGACAGAATAACAGGCGCAGCGAAGAATCTTACCTATTTCATCCTAAACGTTGATTTTGATATGCTTTCGTTGCGTACAGAGGCATTCGGCGTGGCACAAACCGCTACAATACCGGCAATCGGAGTTAATAAAACTTCAATCGCTACGAGTGCAGCAGCAGCCGCTACCATAACCGAGGAAGTTTCGGTATCAGGCATCAACCTGACAGCCGCAATCGCAGCAGCAATAACGGGAACTAATTCGGCTTTGTTTACTGTAGCTCCGGCAACAATTGCAAAGAATTCCGACGGTTCTGCGTTCGCTAAATTGGTAATTACCTATGCTCCAACTGCTGTAGGTTCTCACTCTGCTACTTTGGCATTGTCAACCACGGGAGGTACAACGGTAAATATAGCCTTAGCAGGAACTTGCGCTTAATATACTTTGATTTGGTTTCATAACTAGGGGGCGGGTTAACAGCCCGTCCTTTTTAATTCAAAAACATGAGTTACATCACATTAGCAGAGATGAAGAAACATCTCAACGTCGATTTTAGCGACGATGACGATTATATCGAAGACCTTATCAGTGTCGGGGAGACTAGTGTGGAGAAGTCAATACAATGCCCTATCACTGATTACGTAACAGACGGTACACTTAACCCTATGCTGGGACACGCTGTAAAAATGATAGCAGCCAACCTTTATGCAAATCGTGAGCCGGTAGCCTTTGCAGTTCCGCAAGCGATTCCGTACACTCTCCAATATCTTATACAACCCTTTATAAAATATACATAATGAGAGCCGGATTATTACGCGATAAGATAACTATTCAGAAGCCTACGACATCTAAAAATGAGTATGGTTCTACTGAAATAACATGGGCGGATGTATACAATACGCGTGCACAAGTTGCCTATCAAAACGGATACAAGAAGACGGGGGCGAATGAGATTTACAATATTGACAAAATCTATTTTACAATAAGATCAAATATGACAATCGAAAATACATATAGGATTTTATTTAAAGATAAGAAATTCAAGATAGATTTTGTAAAAATCAATCCTTATCCGGCAGCTTCACAGCAAATAGAAACGGAGGTCATAAATGAGTAACGAGGTAATACAAGTAGACGATAGTCAGGTCTTACTGCTATTTGAAAGGCTATCTCAAAATAAAATGAAAGCGGCTTACAAAAAGACTTTGGGGAAATCAGCAATGATACTTGTAAAACAGGCAAGGGTTAATCTTAAAAAAGTGACATCTAGGTATAACTCTAACGCTACAAATAAAGCCCATGGCTGGAATTACAAAGTTTCAAAGGCTGGGAAAGTCAATTTTTCCACTTTGCAACAAGGTATTAGATATAAAGTGAGTAAAAACGGGATGGCAGCAAAAGTAAATATTATGGCTGATTTTCGTTTAAAGTGGTTCGAGATGGGAACGGATGAAAGATCTCTTAAGGGGATGAAAAGACATGGAGCTTTCAGGGGATCGATGAAAGCAACCCACTTTTTTACAGACGCGAAAAAAGAGACCGAAACTCAAATTTTTGCAATGATGGATGAAACACTTAGGCAATCTATTTTAAAGGTTGCTACAAATAGTAAAAGATGAATTTACAAATAGGAAAAGTTATAAATAGTCTTTTATCCGGTAACGTGGATTTAGTTGCAATCGTGGGCGATAAAATATACCCTTTGATTGCCGAAACTGAAACTACTTATCCTTTTATAATTTACAAAAGGACAGAAGTAAAACCCGAATATACTAAGGACTACCACACACAAGATCGATTAACTGTAGAAATAATGGCAGCGTCAAGTACTTATGCCGAATCTGTAGAAATTGCTGATTTAATCAGAGATTCGATAGATAACAAGGTAGGAATACATAATGAAATAGACATCAAAAGTATGAGATTGGTCGGTACTTATGAAGACATCATTGAAGATGCCTATGTTCAGGATTTAACATTTGAAATTCTAATTTAAAACAAAATGATATGTCAGTAATTAATGGTAGTGATTTGATGCTTTTTGTCGGTGGCAAAAGCATAGCGTACGCGACAACGTGTAAAATAACCCTATCAGCAGACACCACAGATACAAGTTCTAAAGATGTGGATGCTGGTTGGACGAATAAGCAAATTAAAAAATTGAGTTGGACCTTGTCAAGCGAGAATCTAAATTCTGATGATGGCGAGGGTGTAACTTATGATGATTTATTTGCTCTAATGGTAGCTAAAGCGGCTATTGTAATTGTTTTTGCTGCTAAAACAACTTCTACCGATAACAATGCGCCGGTAGATGGATGGGTGCCGAAAGCTAATACAGGATATACTGGTAACGCGCTACTTACTTCGCTAGAAAAGACAGCTCCCGACAATGATAATTCAACGTTTACCGTTTCGTTAGACGGTACAGGTAAATTGTCTAAAGTCCCGGCAGTATAAAAAAACTTGGGGACTATTCATTTAGTCCCCTTTTAAATCAGAAGTTATGAAAATCAAAATCAATAAAAAAAATTACGAGGCTAAATATACTATCAGGGCATTTTTCACTTTTGAACAACTCACAGGAAAAGAGTTTAAGGTAGAGAATAAACTTGATGAGTATATTTTTATGTATAGCCTCATCATAGCAAATAATCCTGACGAACTTCTAACACTAAATGAATTTATCAGTGCTTGCGATAAAGATTTAAATATCGCCTTGCAAATACAAAAAATAATGGTAGAAGCCGTTCAATTTCAAGCACAATTCCTTACAGGGAAATCAAAAGAATCGGATAAAAAAAAAGCATAAGTTATACTGAATTGTATCGTATTCTCGTGCTCGATTTAGGGTTTGATCCGAGTTATGTTTTAGACAAAATGCAAATGTATGAGGCAAGTGTCATTTTGCAAAATATGGGAAGACGCGGGCGGTATGAGTGGGAAAGAACACGACTTACGATGTACACCCTGGCGCAAGTCAATAGTTCAAAGAAGCTTAAGATAAAAGATATATTAAAATTTGATTGGGACGAGGAAACGGAAGACGATGCGGATAGAACAATAACGGAAGAGGATAAAAAAAGACTTAGCGAGAAAGCAAAACAATACTCAAAAATTATACAAAATGGCTGATTTAGTAACAAACTTATTACTCAATAATAAGAACTTCAATGATAATATCGCAGCTTCTACTATGCAGATTCGAAAATTCAAAGCACAGTCAGAGGCTGCCGGTGCAGGGGTTCAGAAAGTGC